GCAACCGCCTTAATGTTTGCGTTTGAGGTGCTTTTTTCTTTTGATTGTGTCACTGATTGGATAAGTGGAATAATATACAGTGCAGATGATTGGCTTGTGTATGTAATAGTTTGGTTGCTTATGTTCTTGCAGGTGTGTTTAATACCTATACCTGCTTATGTAGTTCTTAATGCTTGCGTGGTTATTCCTAGTATAAGTTTGGGGCTTGGAACGACAACAGGCTGGATGATGATAGTCAATATTTTATCGGCTTATATTTGTGGGGCAGTTGTTGCGTATTGGATAGGTAGAGTATGGGGACAAAAAGCGGTAAAATGGTGTGCTGGAAGTGATGCAGATTATGACAAATGGGCAGACTTTATAAACAAGAAAGGGAAAGGCTGGTATGCGTTAACTGTGTTATTGCCGATATTCCCTGATGATTTGCTTGTTTTGGTAGCGGGGAGTGTGAAGTTAGACTTTTGGTTTTTCTTTTGGACTAACTTAATTTGCAGGGGAATAGGTTTGATTTGTATGGTGGGAGTATTACAAGTATTACATTCTTTTAGTGGCGGAGGCTTTCCATTTAGCACGGTTGCGTGGGGTGTGGCTTTGGTGGGAATTTTTGTGGCTTGGTTAATTATGAAAATAAAAGGGAGAAAATAAATGGGAATGTTTATTTGTAATGCACAATTTTGGTATCATAAAAAAGGTAAACCATCAAAAAATGAAGCGATAGAGTTATGCAATCAATATTTTATCGATGCTATATTACATATTTTAGAAAAACATAATATTATAGAAATCGTTATAGAAAAACCACATATAGTTTTAAATCCTTTTTCAGAAATAAGTCCGTGGTTAATAATGCCATATATGAAAGTAATGGTAGATAAAAAAGAAGTTAAAAATAAAAAGGAGAAAATAAATGGATAAAAAACAAGAATTAGAATTTAGAGATTATCTTATAAAAACAGATTTTAAAGGTAGCATAACAAATGAAAATTTATTACAAGAGATGGAATGTGAATTTACAGCCATTTTCAGTGAGCTTTTTGAAGATGTAAAAAAGCAAATAATAAAGAAAAATTTTGAACATTGTTCAAGTTTTAAAATGCTATTTGACAAGTGGGAAAGAAAACAAAAATATTTGAATATAGCAAAGAACAATATATCATCTTTAAAATCTAACTTATGCAAGATAATCAAAGATGGAATAACAGAAGATAATCTAGATAATGTTTTATGTATGATTGATAAATATAAAGAAGAGGAATCTCTAATACGATGTTATTGGTAATGAAATAAAAAAGGAGAAATAAAATGAAAAATGAAACAAAAAATAATATAATGGCGATATTCCTCTGTGCATCTCTTATGGGATTTGGTGGAAGTTGCATTGCTTTTATTTTGAATAATTGGATTTTAGGGATAATATTGTTAGTGAGTTTTATTATCCTGTTCACAATGTTTATTATTCTTAGCGAAATAGAAGATTGTCCAAAACAAAGTAAAGAAAAATTAGAGGATATAAAGCCAGAAGATTTTTCTAAATATATTAAACTAGAAGATTTACCACAAATATTAAAAAGATTAGATGGAGAAAGTGGTATTTTTGAAGATATTTTAAGAAATAAAAAATTGAATAGATATACTGAAATAGATTTTTCACAATATGCAAAAATAGAGGACTTAAAACGAAGAGATTATTTAGTCAATACAAAATTTCTAGGGAACTTAAAAAATAAAAAGTTGATAGATGAGTTTAAACAATCGTTTAAAGGATACCTTATCAGTTTTGAAATAGAAGTAATACCTGGAACAACTAAGATTAATTCTTATAATATTTTATGCGATGAAATTAAACAATATTATTTCACACATTTAGATATATTTATTAGAACATTACAGCGTTATGAGGACAAACAAAAAACAATAGATGAATATAAAGAGGAGGAACTATGCAAGAAGAACGCAGAAACCTCAAAGAATTTAAAGAGTTAATATACAAGGCGAAAATGATATACAAATGCCCACAGAAAGAGATAGCGGATAAGTGTGGATACTGTGCAGGGTATTTCAGTATGGTAGCACGAGGGGATAAAAAGGTAACCGATGAGATAATGTATAGGCTGAAAGAGGTTATTAAAAAGGCAATTATTAAAAATCATAAAATGCAACTAAATGAAACTAAATCAACCACTTGAATAAAACTTGTATAAAATCTTGCGTTATGTATAATTATACTTTATAATGATAATATGAAATAATAGCATTGGGAAAGAGGTGCGGTTATGAACATATTATCAAGTGAAATTAAATAGAGAAACCATAGTCTTAACGGGCTAGGGTTTTTTGTGTTTTAAATGGGAGGTGGATAGAGTGGCTAGACCAACGGTGCAAATAGATAAGGAAGTGTTTGAAAAGTTGTGTGGAATGCAATGCACACTTATAGAGATTGCAGATTTTTTTAATTGCACAGATGATACGATAAACAACTGGTGCCATAAAATATATGATGATAGTTTTTCGGTGGTCTTTAAAAAATATAGTGTTGATGGAAAAATTAGTTTGAGAAGAACACAATTTGCATTATCTAAAACAAGTCCTGCTATGGCAATTTTTCTAGGTAAAAACTATTTAGGTCAAACAGATAAAATTGAAAGCAGTATAGAAGCGACAATAAACAGTAATAACAAAGTTCTTTTGGAGGATTATTTAAAGGCGGTAAAAAAATGACTGAACTAGAAAAAGTAGAAAGGAAGTATGGCAGGAAGATAAAATTGCTTATTACAAAAATGAAAGATAATACAATGAGTGAACTGTGGCTTGAATTAGATAAGTTAAAAAAAGAAAAGGCAGAAGAATTAAAGGGGTTGTTGTGAATTGAAAGTCAATCAAATAATATGGACGAATAAAATGCGTTCGGTAATGAGGGATGAAACACAGTTTATGTTTTTGGTTGGTGCTACGGGTTGTTCTAAATCGTTAGTTGCGGGACATAAATTTATGGATTGGTTGGTAAATTCTCACAGTGATGCAACACAGTTTTACATAATTTTCAGGGATATAGGAACAGGTGTACGTAACTTTTTACAGAATGATGATAGTTTTTACAATATGTTTGATTTTTGTAGGGAGGCATATAAGCCTTATAAAGAGGGTGGGTTACAGTTTGTATTTCACGGACTTAATGGGGATAAGATAGTCTACTTAGTAGGGGCGGATGACAAAAATGCGTGGAGTAAAATTTTAGGGGCGAACCCTGATGGGATATGGCTTGAAGAATTAAGTGTTTTACACATTGATTTAATACGAGAGGTAATGGGGCGTGCGATAAGTCGGCAATGCAATTTAATTGCCACAACAAATGGAGGGCTTCCGACACAAGAGTTTTATACAGAGTTTGTAAATCACGCAATAGTGCAGTTTAGAGATACAGTTCCATCAATAGAACTAGAAGATATGGTTGAAGATAAGGACTTTATGCATTATTATCATTTTAATATGAACGATGATGCACCGCATTTAAGTAAAACAGACAAAGAGCGATTGCTTGCGTTGTATCCGCAGAACTCATTTTATTATATGTCTAAGGTTTTGGGGTGTAGAGGGTTCGTAGAGGGCTGTGCTTATGCAACACTTATGGACAAGAATATACATTTGGTTGATTTTGAAAATATAGAACTTAGCAACTTAGAGGAAATAGATTTAATTATTGATGTGGGTTCTAATAGGGAAGTATCAAATACACAAAAGGCTTCAACGATTGCTAAATTAGTAGGTTTCTCCAAAAATTGTCAAAGGGTTATAGTTTTAGAGTGTTGGGTAGTTCCAGCAACTAGCCACGATGATATCATTAAATTTTGCGAAGAAAAGATTGAGTGGTGGTGGATTAAATATATGTTCAAGTTTCGCAATATTATTATCGACAGTGCTGAAAGTATATTGATAAACACTTGGAAGAACAAAAATAGATACCATACGATTACAGTGAAAGGCTCTGTTAAGTCTGTAAGAGATATAATTACACTAGTAACACGATGTCAGTTAAAGCAACAGTTACTTATACAGCAAAGGTTGATTTGGACAACACACGCATTGAACTCATATAACGCACATACTCGCATATTGCTTGAACAAGATGGCTCGGAGTTGGATTTAGGGGTGCAGGATAATGACTTTGGCGATACTTTAAGTTATGCTTTAACGGAAAAATGGAATGATATAACAGCACAAACAAGGAGGTAGGAAATGGATTTTCATATTATAAAAGATGGGATAGAGAATGTGGTTGATGAAATGCGTTTTGCAAATATATATCAACCTGCTGGGTGGAAGAAAGATAATAGATTTCACGCAACTCAACAGGAAGATAAAATAATAAAAGAACTAAAAGTTGAAGAAAAAATAAAAAATTACACTAAGGCAAAAAAGGTTAAGCAAGAAGTCTTTAATGACAATATAATAAAAAAAGGATAACGAAATAATGGCATATGGTTTTAATTTAAACAAAAAATTAGTAATAGATACAATACGCTCTCCGTGGGTGTATGAATATAATCTCGCTCAAAACCTTGCATTATTAAGTAATGATGTTTCCGTTATTAGAAGATTTTATCAAGTGGAAATACAGAAGTATTTTAAAGATGTTTGGTTAAATATGCAAGCAGTTGATAAATTTATGGGGCAATACATACAAGGACAAGCATTTTCATATTTTGGAATAATCCCTATGATAGTTCAAGGTAAAGTCAATTTGGTTGCTTCCAATGGTTTTATTTGTAAAAGTGATGATACAGAAATAGATGATGTATTGAATAAGGTAAAAGATGAAGCGGATTTAGAAAACTTATTTGTAGAGGGTGTATATTGGGAGAGTGGTATAGGAGATTTTGCGTATAGAGTATCTTACCATCCAGAAATTTCAGATGAACCTATTATTGATATTATTCAACCCCAGCATTTAGAAGTAAATTATTGTCACGGTAAAGTAAAATCATTTGTGGTTAAAGAAGTTTCAAAAGAAGACCCAAATTATGAATTAAGAGAAATTCATCATAAGAATGAAGATGGGTATGCTTGTATAGATTATAGATTTTGGGTAGATGGTAAATATGTAAATCCAGAAGATGAAAGTTTAATAAAAATATGTATGACAAAATTTTCACAAGAGATTGATTTAACACCTATTATATTTCCATTTAAGGAATTTGATATTATATTTAAGAAAAATGCAAATTGCAATCAACTATATAGAGGCGAGCGAGGTGTCCCAGATATACAAGGAATGGATACAATAGAAGACGCATTGACTGAAAGTTTTAGTGATTTAATAGATGCAATCCGTAAAGGTGGAGTGAAAGAATATGTAAGTGACCAACTGATACCACAAGATGAGGCTGGGAATGATATGCGACTTAATCATTTCAATAAAACAATTATCACGACAAAAGGTAGTAGCACACCAGGGACTAGCGAAAATCTATGGAGAGTTACGCAGGCAAATATAAACAACCAAGCATATATCCAAACAATAGAAACCCTTATGAGTGTTGCAATCAATAAGGCTGGACTTGCTCCTACAACTTTGGGATTGACTGGATTAGAGAGTATCAACAGTAGTGCAGAGAGTCAAGACGCACGAGAAAAAACAAGTATGAGGACAAGAGAGATATGTCTTAATAGTTGGGAATTGACACTTAAAGAATTGCTTAATAGATATTTACAGGTCAAAGATTATATTGAAGATAAGGTGGTTTATGATTATACTGATTTG